TTGCCAAACAACATCAAGTAACGTAGTTATTTTTCCAAGTTTTTGTACTTTATACGCAAAAGCGCCTCGTGGATGGTGGCTAGTATAGCCAAGCCCCACAAACTCCCTATTGCTGTAAGTCCTATACACATATCCATCTGTTGGATACTCCTCATAGTCAAAGTCAAGTACAGTATGGAAGCCTTGACTTTCCAGAAACGTCATAGTTTCGCTGTAAGAATCAAATGAATTTTGCTGCATATCATAGGCGACAAAAGTCAGAGGACGAGTTAAAAATTCCTCTATGCTTTTGAGGTTCAGAGACCCCGCTGCGACGTTACGGGCATTTTCAACACTGGAAGGGCACACTACTTCACCAGTAATTTGTACTATTCCATTTGTTTCTATACTTTGAGGAACTAAGAGTTTTAGTTTCTCTGAAGCATCTCTGCCAATCTTGCCGTCACCACGAGTAAGTCCTAGCGCGAATTTACCGTCCACATAAAGTAGTGAGACTGCCGCTCCGTCTAGCTTTGGGCTTATAACACAATCTTCTATGTTTAGTGGCGCCTTCTCTAAGTCAAAACACTTTTGCAGTGAGTACATTGGATAAAAATGTTCAATACCATCTGTAATAGTATATCCCACTTTTTCTAGGCCGTAACGATGCTCCAACGCATCATACTCTGCATCAGATATTATAGGATTGCCTTCGTAGTAGCACTTAGATGCGTACTCAAGAAATCGTTGCATAAATCTTCTCCAACTCAAGAAAAGATATTATACGGGAAGATAGAGGAAAAGTCAAGAACTATTTTTAGGAAAGGTATAAGTTATCCAGTTGTTCTTTGAATTGCTCTTCTAATATTTCTTTGGACTCCGCAAGAGATAGTATTTCTACTAACCCTGCGAATAGTTCCCTGGAGTTATTGAAGTCTAGTTGCATTGCTACTCCTTCCGGTGTAGCTTTCCATTCTTCGTTAAAATCCATATAGTACTTTCTAAGATGTAGATACTCTACCCCACGAAAAGAACTAACAGTCAATCTAATTTGAAGCTGTTTTTCCTCGTCATAGTGTATGACTCTTTCATACATTTCTGGAGCCTGGTATAGTTCCATGATTAATCTCCGTTGCGAAGAATAGATGATAAAGGAACTACACTGGTCACATTTGCAGGCTTCAACAGTCTATAGGAGTCTGTATCCCAGCAGAATGTAAGAAGAGTATGCTCATTCTCCTTAGCTCGGTTTTTCTTATTCTCGATGTATTTCGTACTAAAGTCTAGCGTACATACATTATATTTTAACTTATTTGATTTTTCGCTTCTATACGTAATTATAGCATCGCCATATTCACGAATTAGATTTGCTAATTCTTCTTTTTTCATTATTACTCCTTTGATATAAGGTTAGCAAAATCTTTTGCGGTTCAAATTCAAATTCGTAATTCTGAATACGGAAAAACCTCCAGGCTTTTTCAGCGTGGAGGTTAGTGGGGGCTAGCTGGGGAGCTATATATCGAGATCATGCGCCCCCGACATGACCCCGCCACTTCTTGTTTAAAACTAAGGATATAAGTGGTAACTCTCCTTAGAGTAGGACAGATTACGCCGCCCCGTTGATAGCAGACAATACTGTAGTAAAGTATTGAGCAGCCTTGCCAGTCAACTTGCTAACGATTTCTTCGTCAACTTCTTGACCAGCATCAGTGATGGCAGCTACGAGTGCAGCTTGCGCATCTGCTTTAGATACTCGCCCACCTCCGCCAGATGATGCTTTGCTACCGCCACCGCTAGAAGCGGCAGGAGTTTTCTTAACATACACCCCGGCTTTCGTAAGGATCATACGAACACCGTTAGGGGATTCTTCGAGCTCTTCAGCGATTTCCTTGACGATCTCCATTGAGTTCTCTGGAGTAGGCTCGGCTTCTTCATACATTGCCACTGCCTGTGCTTTCTTATCGTCGTCCCATGCCATTTTACGTTTCCTCTTGATTTGTGTAGGTTTAGCGCCCGGACAGTTGCCCGTAGCTGCTAGTTGTTGCATATAAAATCTGTCTGACAATTTTTGTCTTCCTCAATTTGAAATGATATTATACTAAGAAATACCACTATAAGTCAAGAAATATTTTTAGATACGTGATAGATCAACCCCATATTTCTCAAGGTGAGTGAGCTTCGCTAAATCATAAGCAAGCGAGAAAGCGCTGTAACCACCCATACTAACGCGAGCCCACATATCCTTGTCATCGTCTATGTCCTGGACTACCCAGATTGCGTAACATTTGCTAGAGTACTTCTTCTCATAGTTTACATCTTGAAAGCCCGCTTTCTCTGCCTGATAGTCTACAGAGATTTCACGCTCAATAATCGCAGTCGTATGATGCTTTGCAGACCAAACTATTTCTCCTTCTGCGAAGGATTCTGAGACGCATTCGTCTGGGATGTAGTCGTACTCTGCTTTTTCCTCTGCTCCGCTAGGTCGAGTAGGTACTCCAACTCGGTCAAGTATTCCGCGAACAAATCCCGGCGAGCGATAGAGTCCTTTGGCAATTTCCGCGACCGACGAGCCTCTGAGGTATTCGGTAACTGCTTCAGCAATTTCCGAGTCTGTTGCTGCTTTTCCTCGATTCTGCGATTTACGTAGTTGGATATAGTCTTTCTGATCGTTGTAATCATCAATTATCTTTTGGAGACGAGTCGTGTTGTATGCGATGTTTAAAAGCTCGCACGCTTCTTTTTTCGAAATAGGCTTCTGGTCCGCAGGCGGATTTAAGAGAGTAATAACTTTCTGTATGTTCTCCGAAGTCAGGTTTTCGTAGTCTTTCTTTTTCACTCGCTTCAAGTAACTCGTCCTCTAGTTTGAATAACAAACAACAAATTGCATGAGCCAAATGTGACATATCTGTTTCTTCATCATTGGGCTCCCCACTCATATGCGCGAGCAGATGACGCATTGCAGCACTTGTATACCGCTGCTGCAAATTGTCTAGCTTGCGCCAGTTATCTGGAGAATATTTCTTTGCTCCATACGTTAAAACTTTTCCTACTTCTAGCAATGCCAGGGGTGGTACTAAATACATCTCTGGCTTTTCGCCGTCGTACTTAATGCCCGTCATTTCGCTGTAATCCTATGCTCACGATCTGCCAATTCCTCGTCCCACCATTCAGGGGGATTTCGGAACTTCCACTCAGCAAAAGTACCCTTATCAAGATGATAGTAGTCACGATAGCTCTGAATAGGATTTTCGTAGTCCTTGAGAATGTCCGGCATCGCAAGCCCGAAAGTTGTAAAGCCGGTACGTCCCATGTTAATAGGTTCTGGTAAGGAGTTAATGACTTGGACTGCTTTGTGTTCCTTGCCATACCTGTATCTGTATTCTTCTCCGAGAGCATTACCATAACAATGAGTCCACTCGTAATTATCGAGAGACGACCGTGCCCAGATAGTACAAGGGTGATTATACATCATAGGCAAATAAGGGGTTACATTACGTTCTTCAGGTTTTAGTGCCTTCTCTGGCTTTTTCAATTCATTCAACTCTGCTGTCTCTTCTTTATTTAGAGCGCGAGGAATGAAGCCCAGATACTTGTCTATCCAGATTGCAGTACATAGTATTTGGGCTACTTCGAGAGGCATTTTGACAATGTGCTTATCTACATGAGCTTCCGCACATTTGTCTAGGTTTTCGTCCAGATAAAAAAGATTCATACAGCTCTCCAATTACTTACATATATTATGAAGGTAAATGAAGAATTTGTCAAGATACTTTTTCTAGTCTTGCCATTAATCTTTCTGCTCGGTTCTTAACCTGGTTGTACCACAAGGAATCTCTTCCTTCTTTTGCTGCTTTCTTCCAGTTTTTATCTTCAAGAGCAGTCTTAAAATTTACAAATTGAGAGAGGCGAGGACGTCCCATATTAAACATCATGTTTACTAGAATTTCCTTCACTTCTCCAGGCCAAGAGTGAAAGCACGAAGATCCATACAGAACTTCACACTCCCATATAGCAGTTTCTAAATCTTGTTCGAAAGCAGACCATACTCTTTCTTCTGGCACAGCGGTGCCCACAGGAATATTCCATTCAGGATCGTCCTTTGTTACTAAGTGACCTACTCCGAAAGTTTTATAGCCTAAGTGATCTTCATAAACTTCATACTTTACGCCTTCGTCAATTTTTAGTTGCTCGAATACTGCTTTGCGATTCAGTTTGTTTTTATTAAAGATACGATCAAAGTTATCATCAAACTTTTGTTTGTCTACTGGTCTTTGTCTACTTCCTTTTCCGCTCATTTTACTTTGCCTTCTTTATCCTGATTGCTGATCGTACTGCAAAAGACGCAGCCACGATTACTGATAGCGTATATTGATACCATTCTGGCATTTGTTCTAGTGCTGTAAAGCCTGCTTGTACATCATCTACTAGGCTAGGAAAGAAGGCTAAAATCATTGGTATACTGAAAATTAGTGTAAGATACTCATCTTTCCAGCTATTACCACTATTCTGGGCCATTATATTTTCCCAGTTAGCTTCGCTTTCAGCAGCCTTTACCATTACGGTAGCTTGTGCCTCCGCTTTTGCGGCCTCTTTTTTATTCTTACCTTCTAGCCAAGTATTTCCTAGTTCTATAATACCACTAATAATGGGTATATACATTAACTGTCTCTTAGTTTACGGGCGTAAACTCTGGGTCGTCAAGACAACCACGATACCACCATACATAACTAAAGTTTATCGGGCCAGGATAAGTCCAATCTTCACAGAACTTATACTCGCCATCTTTATTAGTGTCACAGCGCTTTTGCCATTCCACATAAGCAAAAGTTAGTCCTTGGCTAGTATCAAAGTTCTGACAATACTCAATTTCGGCCAAGGCTGGGTCTGTTGGAACAGGGACTGGATCAGAGCCAGAATCTGGATCTGGATCTGGATCTGGATCAGGATCAGGTGTGGTGTTTATAGGAGAAAAAGTATACGCTCCATCTTCTATCGTTAATTCATATGTTGTATCAGCTACCACAGTTGCTGATAAAAACATTGCTGCTAATAATGCTTTTAGTTTCATAACTTTCTCCTGTTAGGCTTCGTCCTCTACTTCAAGAACTCCTGCATCAATAAGATACTGAACTGTTCCTTCTATGCCGTCTACGCGACCTAGTCTCCAGCAATGAATTCCACATCCAAGCATACAAAAAACAAAAACTGCTATCTCTGCTGTAGTCGCCAACTTATTCCTCCACTTTACTTAGTTCAGACCTAGAACTGTTAGGTTGAGTATATTATAACAAAGTATACCATGTATGTCAAGAACAATTTTTGCAATCTCTTATACCACTAATTAAAAATAATTCTTGACATTTTCGTCGTTATTTCGTATAATACATGGAATGAAACAATATAAGCAAAAACCGTGGACACAATCCGAAAGGACAATACTAAGAGACAATTATTATATTGTCAGTAAAGAAGAGCTACTGGATATGCTTCCAGATAGAACTCTACAAAGCATAACATCCCAAGTATATTACTTAAAGAAAAGAGGTTGGTATTTCAAACGTGGAAATATTAATTGATTCAATGTTGTTTCTAGGAACCGTAGGGTACTTTTTATTTTTGGAAGAACAGTAATGGATTTTGACACTTTTTTAAATATGTTTTTAGATGAACTTACAGAAATGTGGAAAAACTCCATTCACTATATAACCACCGATTTTGGTGATTTTATAGAACTTAAATACGACGCATTTAACCGAAGAGGATCATTTTAATGTCAAAAAAGAAACGCGCAGGTAAATCAAGCTATACCAGTAAGGGCGTGGTTGGGCATCCCAAAAAGTGCAAAACTAGCACTGGGATTAAAAAGCTACTAAACCAACAAGCAGCCTGGATGAAAGGTAAGCGAGTAATGCTTGTCGTGGACAAAGCTGGACATAAGGTGGAAGCTCGTGAAGTATGGGGACTTCCTCCTCAAGAAAGACGAAAAGCAAGTAATAATGACGATTAAAGTAAGAAACAACAACGTAGAAGCTGCATTAAGAGTATTTAAACGCACATACTCTGAACGAGTGTTTGAATATAAAAACCGTCAAGAGTATGAAAAACCCTCTATCTCTAGACGCAAAAGTAAACTAGCAGCAATATCAAGGGAGAGGAAAAGACAAAATGGCAACAAACTTCGAACTCGCCGCTGAGTTCATGAGGGCTTTTGGACAAGATGTATACCGTAAACCTACATTACGTGACGAGAAAACAAGAAAGCTGCGATACGAGCTCTTACGAGAAGAACTTGAAGAGTTACGTAATGCACTCGATAAGGAAGACATTATTGAAATCGCTGATGCACTTACCGACATTTTGTATGTCGCTTACGGAGCCGGTCATGCTTTCGGTATTGACCTTCAGTCTTGCTACTATGAAGTACATATGAGCAATATGAGTAAGCTCGGTGAGGATGGTAAGCCTATTCACCGCGAAGATGGAAAAGTAATAAAAGGGCCGAACTATAGGCCACCAAATTTAATAAAAATTATAATGAATTAAAAAAGGGGCGCAATGCCCCTTTATTTTTGTCCGCACGTTTTAGGTCATACGTAACACTTCAACACCGCGGCAAATTTGCTTATCGGCGCAACATTTTTTCAAGACAATAAAAAAGGGGCTATGAGCCCCTTAAAAACTTGTCTAAATGATTTACATCTACATCGTAGATTTTGTCTGGTTCAATTTTTCGTATGTCTATGTATTCAGCGTAGCATCCATTTGCAAGCACAAATTTTGCGGCAACGTCCGCGAGATGGGCTGAAGAATAAATACCAATAGGTGTATCTCTATAGATTAGTAAGTGCATCATAGCAGTTCAGTTGGATAACCTCCTACGTCAATACTTCCTACAGGAATCATATCGTCTCGCAAAGGAATATCTAAATAGTCTTCTGCAAGATCCGCGAAAGCATTTACAATATTATCTTTATCATAGCCTGCGGCTTGAAGAAAAGATACAAATGTTTGTACAATATCTTGAATACGGTGGTTGTCACCATCCATACGAATGTCTACTGCTATTTTGTCAGAGCTATCATACTCTGGGCTTTTGCTAAAACTATAACTCATTGCACTACCTCATTTACGTAAGGAAATATATTAGAAATTACTTTTGCACACTCTATTGCTATCTGCATGTGCTCTTTTTGTGTACCATTGCCACTTCTTAGTTCTATAAAGTGAATCCAGCTACGAAGCGTGCCGTTTACATACAACTTTGACTTTGTTAGCCCTTCTGGCAACACTGCTCTGGCTTGCTCTTTGGCAATACCATTTGCAAGTGCCCATTTATATACTTTACTTGCTAGCGACAGTACTTCTCGCTGCTTATCTTCCCATTTGTCCATCAGCTCTAAATGCTCAACATTTATGCCTGGATCAAGTTCAACACTATTTTGTCGATTTTTCGTATCCTGTAGCCGAGCCTCTCGCAGTTCAAAAGAGTCTCCAAGATCCGCTACATCTGCATATCGCTGGCTAAACTCTTGAAAAGAGAACGAACGATGGCGAAGAATTTGTCGCGCAATGTCTCGTGTAGTTTCAATCTCTAAGCACACACTTACCATTTCAAACGGACTCCAGTGCTTGTGCTTAATAAGATAAGACAACAGCTTAGAGTTTGTTTGAGTGTTATGCTGATTCGAAGGATTACTAACACGAGCGCAGTATGCAACAAGATTCTCCAGGTCTCTCTCCTGCTGCGAATTGCTCATAAGCCCGAACAACGCCGGATTTGCTTCGCTATGGCTTACGAGGGTAACTTTCATAGTTTCTCCAGAATATTCTGTGGTGACGTTACGCCATAAGGATCGTCGCCAGCATTATCACAAAATCCAGGTTCGATGAAAGTTTGCTCAATCATACCATTCTTAACTATAACAGCATAACGCCAAGAACGATAGCCAAAGCCAAGATTATCTTTATCAACAAGCATTCCCATCTTTCGTGTGAATTCTCCAGAACCGTCTGGAATAACTTTGACATTTTGCAACCCTTGCTGCTTTGCCCAAGCATTCATTACAAATGCATCGTTTACTGACATACAATAAATATCATCAATACCCTTTGCTTGAAACTCTGGGTATAATTTTTCAAAGTCAGGTAGCTGATAGGTAGAGCAAGTTGGCGTGAAAGCGCCAGGCAGGGAGAATAATACTACTCTCTTATTAGAAAAGAGTTGGTGAGTGGAGACTTGTTCCCAACGATAGGGGTTGTCACCTTTTAGGTTTTCGTCTCGTACTCGTGTTTTAAATACTACAAAGGGTACTTCAGTAATCATTTTCACCTCATGCGTTAAAACCACGCATCGTCAATTCTATGAGTGACGTCTGCGTGGATGTTAGGAAATTGTCGTCTGTGTTCTTGTAATACACAGCTTAGTTCAGTTAAAACTACAAAGGGGAATCCCTGCCTCACGCTTCGATCTTTACTTGCAGAATAGTTTAGCAAGCTGTCTATATAGTTTAGGCACTCGGGAGATCCCCAAAGTAGTATAATCGTTTTAGTGATATGAGGATAATCAACATCAATCTTACTATCTATAAAACCTGTAGTTGCGCCCATGTCAGGCACGAGGTCGTATAGATTGTCTGGCAATGTTGAAAACATTCTTCATCTCAGCTGTATAATTCTCGTTTAACCTTAGCTCTAGCGGCTTCTAGCGGTAGTGGCTCTGGTGAATGTCGTCTCATTAACTCTGTTTCGTATGAAACTTGACAATGGTTAGGATCCCAGAAAAATATTAAATCTATTAAAGGTCGTGCAATTACTCCGAAGATATGGTCTTTTTGCTCATATCTCCAAGCCGCAGAAGAAATAGTCTCATCTGGATACCCCCAACCAAGTGTGATAATAACCCAAAAAAATTGATCTAAGGCTACGGCAAAATGGTAAAGTCTTCGCTTCCAGCTCATGTTACAAAACTCATTACAACTTTTGGGGAAAGTGCCTCGACAACCTCAAAGGCGTCTGCTTTTCTTACTTCTATTAGTACATCTTCAAAGGTGTATCTGTCTGAATCTTTATGTAGTAGCTTTGTTGCTTCTACTCTATTTCTTGCTATAACTATATGTACTCCGCCATACTCAGAAATAGGAAAAGGCTCCCAGTGCTTTACTACATATAAAAACATTTTAATCTCGCTCTAAAACTGCTACGGTTGCTATTGCAGTGAATAGCATTATCCAAATAATCATTAGTAACATAATATATTTCCTACGTTTAAAAGCGCCACACTTTGGTAACAAGGCAGTGGCCTCCCCGCAAGATTATGCAGCTAGTGCGTAATCCTGGATGTAGTTGTCGTCATTTGCAACTATTTTGTTGAACCACCGTTTTTACAGTCAGCGTTCATGGACTGATTCTCCACATTGCTTTCAGTCGTCCGTCGAATCCAGAACGCCCCCATCAAAAGCACACTAGGAAGTCTTAATTTCGACACTGTACGCCCGTGCCTAATGCGCTTATGGTGGAGGCGGCGGGAGTCGAACCCGCGTCCGTACTTCTTAGTTACAATGCTTCATAGAATATGGTGGGCCTACTAGGATTTGAACCTAGAGTCTACCGATTATGAGTCGGGTGCATTGACCGTTATGCTATAAGCCCGTAAAGATTAGTTACGAAATTGATCGTAAATTGTTCGAGCTAGAAAGCCAGTAACGAAAAACACAATGACAAGGCCGAGGGTTTCTGCATCTGCATGAGAGGTAGCGGCCGCAGTTGAAACATTTTCTAACATGATACTCTCCCTAGTTGAAAGATATATTATACAGACAAATGATTTTGAAGTCAAGAAAAATTTTTACTAAGCTCTTTCGTCGTCTTCAATTTTTCCCGGTAGGCAAACAAGCAAAATACTGTAATCTGCTTTCATACTTTGCACTTTTTTGCCCGAAGTGGCGAGGTCTGCCATGCACTCTTGCTCTGTAGAATATATCTCTACGGGTACGACTGCAGGTTCTACACCTATTAAAGTTATGTAAATTAAAACCCATTTAATCATCATATTTTCCACAAAGTTCTGGGACATTATCATGTACTATGTCACAGTCTTTTTTATAGCGCTCTTTTACTTCTTCGCACTTTAGTAGTATAAAAGGGTACAAGAGCAAGAAGATTGCTATTACAGCCATCTCTGCTTTTGCTCTTTTGGAATGCACTAATCTACACTCCACTTAATAATAAAGTAGTCGTCAAACTTTTCTTTCTGTGCGTATTCTTCTGCTTCTTCTTCGGTACTGAAGATAAGGTCTTGAATTACTGCACCGTCTACACTTAAATAATAAATGAAATCAGTATTCATACTTAGTCCCACAAGTTCTCGTAATACTTTCCAAACAACTTAAATCCGT